GGATTAAGAGGCGCTGTGGGTGACAATGTTACATCTAAGGTCACTGTGGCAAGTGCATCCTTTTGCCATCCAGATGTGTCATGTCTAAAGATATATGAAAAACGAGATGAAAGATCATTAGAGTAAACTTCGGTAAACGTTTCTCTTTTTATCTTTGCTGAACTAATTGACTCTCTACCAATATTATCTGAGTCTAAAAATCCATTTATTTCAGACGCAAACTCGTTGACGTTGATTCTGAAATCGGATGGTTCAACAACGTCACCATCTTTCACATATTCTTGCCGGTATTTCCAAGCCATTCTATCTCCGCTGAGCCCTCAACGCTTTGTTCAAAGGTTTGATGTTTCTCTGTTCTCCGACCTTGGCTTCGAGATCATAACCAATGAGTTCGATTTTGTTCCCCACAGCGGAGGCAAATGAAATCGATAGTTCTCTCACTGGACCTTTGTGTGTAGTAGATACATCAAATCGAATCACTGTTGGACGATATGAAATCCATCTATCGTCTTCAAATTTAGCTTTTCCATAAACTGGGTAGGCCTCATTTGGATCTTGTTGATCTGACGTTTGAACAGTTGTCCTCACCTTATCGATAGATCTGTTGACCCTTGTGTTGACGTTCATTCCGTTGTCACCGTATCCGACCGCATAAGCCATTACGTGAGCTGGTCTGAAATTTGTAAACACACTCTGATAATCGTTAGACACTGTTTCGTAGATTGAGGTGATCGGTATCTTTTGTGTCTTGTCTACCGTACCATCTTCATTAAGACTGATTGTTCGAGATCCCTTTGTGTCTGTACCCCTTGTATAGACAAGGATACCTGTCCTCAAATCATTTCTAGTGTCGTTACTGCCGATAAAAAGGTACCCACGATGATCCTTAGAAACGACCATGCAGTCGATTGGGAAGTCCTCTCTGATACTCCAAGATCCTGCTTCATAATGGTAAATCAGACACAGGTCGTTTTCTTGAGAACCAAGGGTGGGAATAGAAAGCCAGTACTCACGATCTTTTTCATACACTGCCCCAGAGGCACGGATAGCAGCTGCCCTGTTCAACAACTCGAGTTGATTGGGTATTTCTGCTCCGATTGCGACCACACCCGTCACACTTCCAGTGTTTTCGAGAGCTCCCTCCAAAAGATAAACGGTTCTTTCACTGAGAAAAACCAAACCTAAGCCGGGCAGTTCTGCGATCGAGTTGGGAGCGATGCAACCAATGTCTTTATTCAAGGTCTGGGCTGAGAAACCATTTACAGGGTCTCCTTTGATCAAGTATATGCCTCTAGCCTTGAATACAACCAATGCATTTTTTGTTGCCCTCATACCAGTGATTGGACCACCGTCATCATCCCCAACTGTGAGAATGTTGTCCCTCGGAAAAACCTCAGGAAACAAAGGAGCAGAAAATTGTATTTCGTTTAGTTCTCCACCAGCAGCGAACATTGTGTTTTTGAACATTGCAAGAAACTTTGTTCTATGTGGAAAGTTTCCGAGATCTCTCAAGTCCAGCAACTCTCCTAGAGATGTGTCGGGCGTTCCGTCTACAAACCTAGTCGTCATGTTGTCGGATATTTCAGTCAGAAGGTAAAAAGACTTCTGATCACCTTTGGTATACAAATTACCTTGAGAATCGTATACGTTTCGAGTCCGATACACTCTCCGTGCAACACACTCTTTAGGTCCGATAGGAATATCGACTGAAATAATGCACTTGCCATGGTGTGCTTTTTTACGACCACCAGATCCGTTCTCAACCGTCACAATTGAACTTGCGGACGAAGGTTCCGACTCTTGTCCTCTATCGTTCACATAAGTGACTCGATATTGGAATCCGCACTTCCTACTGTTGTCCTGTTGACCTCCGTAGAAGTTGTATCTCATCTCTGCTGCGTTTTGAAACTCGTTGGCATGAAAGGGAATGCTGGTTGAAGCACCTCGGAATCGATAGGCCCCTGCACCGATTTCCGCATCACTTGTAGACCCCAAACCAAAATATGGTGAGTTAAAATGCAAACTGTAATGTCCTCTGCTTCTCGGCTTCGATATCAGAACGTTCTTTTCGCCGTCGACCGCGACGTCTCCGATCTTCACTGGGGAATCCACTAATCTCAATCGATACCCAGAGTCTCCAATACAAATTGGGAAGGTCGTACTACTTTCTGCTGAACCCGCTTGAGCAGTCGGAGACGGTGGCCTTTCTGCAAAACCAGCTCTCTCACAAATGTCTCCATCAAAAACAATTGGCTGATCAAATCCATTAACCAAATAAATTCGTCCGCCATAAGATTGAGACTGAGTCCTTGAAGCTAAAATAGGTTCATGTCGACTGTTGACTTCAAATATTTTCTGATCACTGTCGGGCTCTGCGTATTCGTACAAGGTCTTTATTGGTTTGTCGAATCGAGGATCATTTGCACCCGTCTTAGAAAGTGAACCATCGAATACCTTCAAAGACGTCGTGCCAGCTGAAACAATGTCGCCCGTGTCGGGGTCCTCAATAAAGTTTTGCTCTTCAAAAATCAACCATTGACGAGCACCATTGTGTTGAGCAAACCAATGAAGTGAGTTTATTTTGCCGTACTTATTGAATCCGTCTAAGTCGGATGTAGCACCGCTAGATGATGTGGATGACGAAGCTACGTTAGTAGATGTATCAGGGGTGTTATCGTTCGGCTCATTTGTTCCGTATTGAGGACCTTCACGAACAGGCTCCTGCTGTTCAACAATTTCTACCGGGTCCGGTTGATACACCTGAAAAAAACCACCCGAAGTTCTCCAAGAATCATTCTGAGTGAGAGTCATGTCTTGTATGTACAGAGCATCTTGAGCGTCTACAATCCAACGCTCGTCCATACCACGAAGACTGAAAACTTGAAGTGTTTGGGTATTCACAGATTACACCTTTGTTGGCACACCAAAACGTTCGCCTGCAAACAACACACGATCAAAACCACGTCGTATGTATTTCCTGTTTGTTCGACTCAAATACTTTTGTTTCATGCGATCCAGCAACTCTGTTGACTTACGATCATACAACTGTGCTTGAGTGTTCATACCATGTTGCAAGCAAATATCAGCCAGAGCCATGTAAACGAGTAGATGGTGGTACTGTACAGGCCATTCAGGCGCGTCAGAATCGGCTACAAGACGTTTTGGGCGAGACAAGTACCTGATCTCCACATCCATGTCTTGACTAGGTGGTCGATAGACTCTGATTGTTTGACGAGGCCCCGCTTCATCTAATACTTTGAGCTTCTGAAGTTCGCCATCATGGTAAGTCCACTGACCGTTTTTCAAGAAGTGAGATTGTGGCCAACCAAGAGCTGGGGTCCTAAGAACATCTATATCTGCTAATGATTCGGTAAACTCGGTTGGAAACTTAGTAGATGTAGACTGTTGCTTTCTTCCATGGTCCCACACGTAGCCATCTGTAAAATGATCTCCGATGTGTATCCATCTTTGAAAACCCTGAAATTTTCTCGCAACCTCGTTATCGTCAGAACCTTCGACCCTTCGACGATAGAATCTTTTGATACGACCAGTCATTCTACGTGTAGAATCTGCTGAAACGTCATCACTGTTGCGACCATCTAAACTAGATTCTGTTCTAAAAGCAGATCCATCCCTTTGAAACTCACCCTCTACCGGCTCAGAGTGGATGAGAACAGATACATATATCCCTTCACCATCTGGAACCGTGTATTTCAATATTGGAGATGGTGGAGACTCGATACCTCCGTATACGAAGGTATAGCACCATTCATATGTGACTCCTCGACCCAATCCACCCCAATATCGTGGGTCTTCGCCAGCATGCTCTACGTCGTAGTAACCCTCAGCTTTGATTACTTTTGGAGGTATCATCGGTGCTGAAATAGATCGTGGCATACCTTCAATACCAATCACTGGATCTCCAGTGCTGTCTCTATCTAGGTACAACTGCTCTTCTTTGGCAGAGTCGATGAAAATAAGTCGTCCACGATCTGGTGCTGTGTTGACTGAAGTACTAATCGATGAACCTGACTCTGAATGAACAGGTGTCTTAAGTCCACGATCAACAATACCAAGAACTTCTACGCAATCAGGCGGTAGGTAGTACTGACGAAACTCAATAGTCCAGTCAGTGTAAAAGTCTTTTGTCGTTAGTGATGAACCATCATCCGTACTTGGATCAATAATCGGACGATCTAAAATGATGCCGGAATGATCTCCGGGTTGATATCCATCGGGCCATTCTGGAGAGCCCGTTCCACCATATCGACCAGAAGAGCCATAGTCTGACGTAGAAGATGAAACATCAAAGATGCCTGTAATAGTAAACTCACGTTCGCTCGCACCATGAGAAATGCTTGCTCGAGACGTAAACGTGTCATTGTCTTTTACAACCAGAACGTTGCCCAGCATTTCATAAGTGGGGAGTGCATTCGAATCACCTGTAAAAAACATCACGTTACTGGCATCGAAACTGTCTGTAGAGTTTCCAACACTCAAAACGTTGTTGTTTGTTACGGTTCCTTCGCTGTCTGTAGTTGTCTTTCCGTTGATGTCAGATCGAAGCGTAAGAGGCACGCGCTTTTGACGAAACAGCCAGTTGTACTGACTAGAAATCTGTAAGTAATGACGGTTAACAACCCTTGCGACTTGGCTTTTATACGCTTCCAAATCGGGGTTGTAATCGAGTGCTGAGTTGATTTCCTCGGTGATATCTTTGAGATTCACGACGTACCCCTAATAAAGAAAACGGCTGCTGGTGCATT